CCGACCGTATAGCTTCCTGTGCTAGATAAAATTGTAGACGTAGCTAGCGTATTGTAATTCGTTATATTAGCGGTCAGAATAGAAGTGACCGAGGTTCCCACCGCAATCTGAGCTAAAGCTAAAGAGTTAGTAGGAGTAGAAGGTACGGTAGGAGAAGCCGCAGGAGTCCCGGTTACGACGTTAAAAGCTACCGTATTAGTAGCTCCGGTATAGTAAGCGTCTGAAACCGTAATACAGATAAGATCTATTCGAGGGTTTAACGTACTAGCCGTAGCTATCGTTAAGTTAGTAGGAGCGTCGTTATAGGCTATATAAGTACCCATATTAGCTTGGTAATTACCGACTATCGCAGCCCAACCCGAAGCAGCGTTTACGGTCATATTCGGAGTACCGTTTTGTGTAATCGTATAATCGTTAGAATTTATTACGCCGGAGGTTTTCCAGATCGCTTGAGTAGTTAAGCGGTCATTTTCCGCAGAGTGGCTACCGTTCTGTAACCAACTGGGAGGTGTTCTTAACGCCATAGGATCTCCTTTTTATACGTACGCATTGTACCAAGTTACCGAAGCCGTAGTAACTCCGGGTGTAGTCGAGGTTCCGGTTAGATAAAAGGAATTAGATCCCGGTTGAGCAGAGAACCAGTTTGACCCACCTGCTACAAGGTTACGAGCCGAAGCGCCATCAACGGTTACGAGTCTTTGCGCTAGATCGACGACGATACTATTACTAGCCGTATAGGTTCCCTGAATAGTAATAAAGTTACCCTGAGTCGTACTGCCTACGATCGGATTAGTTATTGGTCCGGTTATCGTAATTACCGGATAAGTCGTAGCCCACCCGGCATTATTTACTGCGGCACCGGCAGCAGAGCTACCTCCTCCGAAAAGTAAAGGATAGACGCGGTTATACGTCCTACCTTGAACCGTCGGGATCGTCATAGAAGTTGCGAGCTGAGTATTGTCGTAAAATTTAGGATCAGCGCAAAAGAAGGTCCATTGGCTAGTAATAAATCCGTAAGTAAATTCCGGAGTGATTACCGTTTTAGAATCGCGTACGCGAGCATTAAAGAATTGGAGACCCGAAGCCGGGGATAGCTGAAATTGTAGTTGATTTACGCTAGAGAACGCGGTATAAGTAGAAGTCGGTAATAGAGCAGCCTTTAGGAGATTATAGTTATACTGCGCGGAGTAACCGCCACCCGAAAGCGTTAAGATCGTTAAAGTAATAGTCCTACCGCCTAGAAAATCTCGACCGGTAAACATCCCGTCATTAAAACCCTGATTGTCGTCTTGATTACGGATATTAGGTAATCCTTCTATACCGTCTACGTTAGTAATTTGATACGGCGAACCTGCACCGCCGAATACGAAGCCATTCCACGCAAATGAATACTGATTTAATGAAGTTACCGTTGCCATGCGTAGCTCTCCGTATTTATACCCTTAGAAGGAGTTAAGCCTTGCGTTTGCCCTAAAGCCTGTGCCGCTAATAGTCCTGTCGTAATTCTAGCTAGAGACGGATCGTCCATAAAGACTTGTAATTTATCTATGCTAACTCCTCCGGCAGATGGACCCGGTAGTACGTCAGGAGTAAACGAAGGAGCGGTAAGAGTTTTAGTACCAGCGATATAACCGGCTCCCGGAGATCCAGCTAAAACTCCTACGCCAGCCGATTTTCCTTGAATACCGGATATAAGATCCGCAACGGTTTTAAGCTGAGTTTGTAATTTAGTAATCTTCGTCATAGTCGCGTCATTTAGAGCCTGTATAGCCGTATCGTAAGTAGCCTGTGCCGCTAGTAAAGCTTTACCTAAAGTATCTTGGGAGTCGGCTAAAGCTCTCTTAAGAGTTTCGTCTGCGTCCGATATTCCTTGCTTAAGAGTACGGTTTTCATCAGCTAAAGCGTCGTCTAAAGTTCTTTTAGCATTAGCTTGAGCCTGTATAAGAGTCCGATTAGTATCGAATAAAGAATTACTAAGAGTCTGCGAAGCCGAAGCCGTAGATTTATCTAGCGCCTCTTTCGCGTTACCGAGTGCGTCGGTTAAAGTCTTATCAGAGGCGACAATAGATTTATTTTGAGCGTCTAACGCTTTATCTAGCGCGGTCTGATACGCGATCTGTTGTTTAGCTAAGCTCTCTTGAAATTTATTAGCTTGGTCAGCGAGAGACTGGGCAAGCTCGATAGCTACTTGATTATATTCGTCGGTAAGAGCTTTCGTAGCTAGGTTAGCTCCGGAGTTCATTTGATCGGCTAGAGCGTTCATACCGTTTTGAGATACGTCTTGAACCTGACCGTAAAGAGCTTGGATCTGAGCTGCGGTCTCCGGAGTCGCGTTAAGGATCGACTTCGCCATTTGATCGCCTACGTATGGACCCTGTTTAATAACCTCTTGAATAAAGGTCTGCGTATATCCTTTACCGGCTAAAGCAGAAGCGTCTTGTTGTAATTTATGAGCTTCGTCTAAGTGTCTTTTAAGATTACTTACAAGACCGGTAGCCGTACCGCCTCCTCCGAAGAAGGTGTTTGATAGGTTAATAGTAGTAACACCCTCAAAAGCTTTAATGAGGAGATATTTAGACTTCTGAATAATAGATAACTGTTTATCCGAAGCTCTCTGTTGGAGCTGAGCTATCGCCTCGTTATTAGCCTTCTGTAATTCGAGGATCTTTTCTTGGTTAGAAGTATTAGCGTCTAAGACTGCTTGATTATAAGTCTCGGTAATCGTAGCAAGAGTATCGACGTGCGCTTGCTCAGCTTTAGCTATGGAATCTTTATAAGCTTCATTAGCCGTAGCCATAGCCTGATTAAAGGAGCGGTTAGCGTCAAAAGTAGAGTTATCAGCTCTTTGCTGTTCATCCGCTAAAGCTTCTTTATAATGTCGATTAGCGTCGTCCATAGCGTTATCGTGCGAGCGTTGTAAATTAAATAGAGTATCGTTATAAGCTTGTTGTGCGTCTTTATTACGTTTATAAAATTCTTCGTAAGCGGAATCGCTACTAATCTGCCAATCATATTGTAACTTTTCGACCTCGGCGTAATAACGAGCAATATCGGTTTTCATCTCGCCGTAAATTTTCTGTACGGTAGCTTTATCTTTAGCTAATTTTTCGGCAAGTTTTTCTGCGGCAGTTTTACCTTTACCTTTGCCTCCGCCTCCGCCTCCGCCCGGTATTAAGTCTCCGCCGGGTACGTCTCCCGTAATATTGAAAGATCCAGTATCAGGTAAGGTTTTAGAATCGCCTCCGCCAAAAAAATTAGGTATAGATATTTTCTTATTCTTTAATTTATCTAAACCGTCTGCAAAATTATTAACTTTTTTCTGTGCGTTATCGAAGAAGTCTCCAACGCCTTTAATACCGCTTTGGATACCTTTTAGAGCGTCACCTGCGGCACTAACTCCGAGTAACGATAAGCCTTTTAGAAGTAACTGTAACGGACCAGTAACAACGTTCATTAGTCCGGTTACGAGGAGTCCAAAAGTTTTAATCAGTAAACCGACACCTTTTACTCCTACTTCCATTGCGTTGGTCATAACGTCACGGAAAGTTTTACTATGATTCCACGCAATAACGAAGCCAGTTGCGAGTGCAGCAATACCTAGAACGATTAAAGTAATAGGAGCGGTTAATATAGTCATAGCAGTATCGAGCGCTACCATTGCTCCGGTTAAGCCTTCCGTTACCGCTATCTGAGCAATTTCAACGCCTTTCATTAACAGGGTAGCTACGTACCAAGCTTCTTGCGCGATCAGTACCGCTTTCGTAACTATTTCGTAAGTCTTAAAAGCAGCAAATCCTACTGCTAAGACTCCGAAGAAAATCTCGAAAGCACTTTTATTCTTGATTACGAAATTTACTAAAGGCTCTATAGCTGCTTTATAAAATTGTCCTACTATTTTAGTAGCGTCTATAAATATAGCTATCAGCTTAGTGACGATAGGAAATAAGACGTTACCAACTTTTACTGCTACCTCGTTAAACCTTTCTTTAAGAGAAGCTATTTCCCCGGCGAAAGTATGTGTATACGCAACTGCTTGTCCGCCTATTTTTCCGTTTAATTGCTCAAAAGCTTTAGCAATAGCTTGATTTTTAGGTAGGTGTGAATCTAAAGTAATACCTAATTCCTTAAAAGCTTTAACCGATCCCTGAGTACCTCTTGCTAAAGTAGTAGCTGCGGTATTTAGATCCTCGTGCTTATAGCGAGCGAGATCTGCCGCCATAGCCATAAGCTGCGTAGATTCGCTTACGTTACCGGTAGCAGTAATTAAAGTACCCATAGATTGGGAAGCCTGAGCATTAGTAAATCCAAGCTCGGTATAAGATTGTACGGTTTTTTCTACAAGTTTTGAGTTAGCCTCAGAAGCGTTGCCGGTATTCTTAAGAGCAGTAGATAAACGTAAAGACTCTACTTGCGCGTCTTGCACCGCTAAATTTAATTCTTCTAAAGTTTTCTCAAACCCCATTAAGCCGGAGGTTAAAAGATTTCCTCCGAATACCCCAATCATTATACTTTTAAGCTCGCCTAATTTAGAGGCGGTTTTCACAGATTCTTCGGCGATTGAAGATAAACCTTCTTTAACTTTAGATACGCCAACAGTAATTCCTGACGTATCTATTTCTATTGGGACTCTTAAGCCGGGGATCTCTGCCATAATTTATCCCCTAGTCGCTGACTTAATACCTTGAATAATTCGAGACCTAACTCTGCCGGACGAAATTAAATCAGTAACCGCAGGAGCTACGTAAGGAAATTTTACACCAGACGGCCACTTCGGAGAGCCTTCTTCTAACGCTCTTGAGTAAACCGCGCCGGAGTGCACTCCGCCTACGTAGTTCTTAAATCCGGCTTTAACCGCCGGTACTGGCTTTATATTGTCTCTAAGATTTCCCGTTACGGTATTAGGACCAACGGTAGGAATACGAGGAGTACCGGCTTTATGCTTAGCTTGCGATACGTTCTTTAGCATAGAGTTACGAAGATCGTTAGAGATAGCGTT